CAGTTTGCATACAAACTAAATAGAGGAAAATACTAGCATCCAGGCGTTATAAAGTCCGCAGGGTATCGAGGGAAAGAAAAAAAGATTATGGCAAATTTTATGGGAAAAGATGGGTTTCAGTGGTTCGTAGGGGTCGTTGAAGATCGACAAGACCCTCAGAAGCTTGGGCGAGTGAGAGTTCGCTGTCTAGGGTATCATAGTGAGAACATTAGTGACCTGCCAACGAACAAGCTGCCATGGGCCCACCCCATGAACCCTATCACAAGTGCAACAGTATCAGGCGTTGGGCAAACCCCATTGGGTGCAGTCGAAGGCACATGGGTCATTGGGTTCTTTCAAGACGGTGCAGACGCTCAGCAACCTCTCATCATGGGGACCCTGCCAGGCGTCCCTACGAGTCTACCCACAAAGGGGGCCGGCAAAGGGTTTCAAGATCGCAGTAACGCCAACTATCCGAAGTATACCGAGACAGACGTAAACCGCCTCGCAGTCAATGATGCAGACAACCCTCACCCTTCTCTCACCATACGAAAGGCGGATCGAGAAACGAGTATCGGCCGTGCAGACTTCAATCCCATAGATGTAGGGTTAGCAAACGCATCGGGCCCTGTAGGGCAGACAGCAACCAAACAGTTGTCAGGCGATGACGGCACGAAGTTTGATGAACCAGAGACTACATACAACGCACAGTATCCCTACAATCATGTATACGAGACCGAGGCGGGGCACATTAAAGAGTTTGATGATACCCCAAATAGTGAACGAATACATGAACGACATAGTACAGGCACTGGCTACGAGATTAACGAGTTCGGTGACAAAGTGCAGAGAGTCAAGAGAGATAACTATGAAATCATCTCTAATGATCACTTCGCTCATATCAAGGGTACACATAATACAACAGTTGATGGCGGCGTACGAGTATTCGTCAATGCAAACGCTACTGCTGACTCTCATTACACTATACAAGTAGGTAGTAATGCAAACGTCAACATACAGGTGGATAAAGGTGATGTGAATGTAGTTGCAACACAAGGGGCCATCAATATGAAGGCAGAAGATATGAATATAGATGTAGCAAATAACTTTGGGGTCAAAACTAGAACCATGAACGTAGAAGTCAATGGCACACTCAAAGAGATTGTAACAGGCGAGAACAAGAAAACAGGTGCACCTATAAACTTAAACTAAAACACTAAGTCAAAAACTAGGTTAAGACCGTTTGACTACTTTAAGGGATCTGTTTGACGATAGAGTAAGGACATAGAGAATGGACAAAGAAATACACAAAGGGGGCACAGATGAAGAACCCCTGGATACAATCATTGAGTAAGTGGGCACTACGTTTATACATTATATGGTCGTTATGTTTAGACGCTAGTATTATACTTGGTCTGTTATATTACTTCTTCATATACTAGATATATACTTCTCCCTTTCACTAAATATGATTGTATACCGAATATCTGGGCGACTAGGTTTAGGTTTACATTCAAAAATTTTTTCGGAGGATTTTTTATGGCAAATACTTTGTCGAATACTCATAGAGTCCTTGATCATAAGATTCAAGAACTTGAGCAATACTCTCCTCACAAATCACAACTGATTAAATCTCTCAAAGTCAATAAACTTCGTATCAAAGATAAGATGACGGAAGTGGTGGATGCAAAGATTAATCAGTTTCTATCAGAGGAGAAAGAGAAACGTTATAAGAAGATGTTACACACGATACAGCGTGAGAAAAGACGTAAGAAGGTAGAAAGAGCCACGAAGAAGCGAAAGATACAGAAATATGCTGAACGATTAGATAAGATACCTTTAAGTGGATACTGATAAGGTAATCGTTTATACAAGGGATGTTTGTTGTGCAAATGAGCATCCCATTGTGTATTACAATATACCCACGGAGACCAACGAAGCGATCTGTGGGTATTGCAATCGAACTTGGGTATATGTCGATGCCGACCTCTAAAAAAATGGAAAAATTTCTTTCCATGATCTATATGTTCTTCGGAGTATTGGCTGTAAGTTTAGTTGTATGTGGGGGAGTTTACGGTATTGTGGATTTAATCTTATAAATAGAAGTATGAAAAGTTTTAAACAAGTAGAAGAAATAGACTTGGTATGTGAAGGTATGTATCAAGACTTAGAGATTACCGAAGCAGAGTATCAGGGCAAGAAGGTCAAACTGAATGATCCAATACGAGGCGGAAGTAAGAAGTTCTATGTTTATGTGAAAGATGGTGACAAGGTCAAAAAAGTTTCTTTTGGTGACACAACAGGTTTAAGCATTAAGCGTGATGATCCTGCACGAAGAAAGTCTTTTCGTGCTAGACATAATTGTGATACAGCCAAAGATAAAACAACAGCACGATATTGGTCATGTTATCAATGGCGCGCTAACGCTCCTGTCAACAATTGACATGAACAAGGAACGCTATGACTGGCGTGGTAATGTTGCGGTTTATAGTGAACGATATGGTTGGCATTTAAAACCAACCGAAGCAAGAAGGCAAGAAAGAAAACAGGAACACATTTCAAAAAGAAAAGGTCGTATCGACCATCGAACAAATCGTCCTGGCAAATCAAAATAAATAAATATAATCGAATCAACCTCTTAATTAAAGGAGATATCAAATGAAAAAAATATTAATTACAATCGTAGCGGTAGGTTTCGTATTGTTTGCTTATCAAGCAAATGCTGCTGAAATTATACCTTATGGTTCATTTAACTATAAGTTGTCAAATGATGAAAATTCATCTGGCAAAACTTACAGCAAACTTGAAGATAATGGTTCTTCAATTGGTGTTGAAGTCATAGACTTAGGCGCTGAAGGAGATACCATTACAGGTTTTGCAAAATTAGAAGTCGGCGTTGATACAGACGATAGTGGATCAGATACTTTTGATTCTAAACTTGCATATGTAGGATTAGATTCGAATATGGGTGCATTATCAGTAGGTCGTCAATCACATCCATTTACAGATAACATTGGTGGTAAAACATCAATCTTTAATGTCTATGGTGGTGGTAGCGATTGGAACTATGCTTCACGATCATCAAACAGTTTGAAATTTTCAACAACACAATCTGGTCTGACATTAGATACAATTGGTATTGTTGATGGTTCAAGTTCAAACACAAATGCTTTTGATGAGTTCGAAGTTACTATATCAACTCAATTACTTGGTAGTGATGTATCAGTAGGATATGCTGATGATGTGAACAGCGATATATCTTATTGGGGTATTGCTGGTTCAACTGATTTAGGACCACTTACTGTAGGATCATCATATACAATTTATGACGCTGCAACTGACAAATATGGATTAGAAGCAACAGCAAGTTACTCTATCTTTAGTGTTGGTTATGGTGATAAAGAAGGTACAGGTGTTTCATACACAGCAGGCGTATCACATGATTTAAACAAATCAGTAAGTGTTTATGCAGAAGGTGAAATGAAAGATTTAGATTCTGGATCGGACACAACTTCTTGGTCAATCGGCAGTAAATTTACATTTTAATCTAGGGCATTTCCAGCCCAATAAAAGAGGGGACTTAGTGTCCCCTTTTTTTATTCAAAATCTAAAATCGTTTTGGGGAAATTTGCCTGTAAGACTATAATACTTTTCTTTCCAGTTGTCTTTGTATTCTGTCTGGCAGTATCGTTGGACAGGATCATCGCTATCAGAAGTAAATAGATAATTAAAAACGGACTCAATAACTTTAAACATTCATAACCTTTCTTAAAATAATTGTTCATATCATAAAATATATATGAATAAAGTCTATGTGTTTAACACATTAAGATTGCAACGTTTCTATGCATTTACAACATAGTATGTTTTGAGGTAAAAAACTACTACATCTATAATTCTTTGGTCTTATAAGTATGGGTGTGCTTCCTTCAGAAACCAGCTAAGCTAGCTCCCAGAGGTATCGTAGTGATCTTGTGATAGTTGTATTATAGCATAATGTATTACTTTTAAAAGGTCATTCTTATTCTTACCTTCTTTCTTACCATAGCGTTGAGCATACTTTAATATATTGCCCATACAGAAACCTGTACCATGACCTTGATCAATGATGATTTCAGTTGCTTGTCTTTTCACACCATTAGCATAATGTGAATCATATGTATTATCAATGTAGTTTTTTAGGTCTTGAATAATTTGACCTTCATTAAATTTATATTCTGGCATGTATTTTTTCTTTCTGTTGTTTGGATATTGTCATAGAAACATTTTTCACTATTTTGTTTCGAATTGAGTTTGAATCTAATCCAAGTAATTTACAATATTGTATAAACTGTGGATCGTTACTCATAATCCAATCTATTGCTGATTGTTTATGTTTGAGGTACTTCTTACTAGTACCTGTATAAGCAGCGTCTTCGATTGCTTGTGTTAATATACTTGATATAAAATTTTCTTCTGGTGTCATTATATTTCCTTTTCAATTTGTGAGAAGTATGCCCAATGTTGGTCACCGTTCTCGGTTTCATAATCTATCGAACCTGAATAGTTTAATTCAGTTTCATATTTTTTGATCTGTACACCTCTCTCGCCTGCAGGATCAGCTGCAGTAGTGGCAATAGATATGTTAGTGATTTTACCTTCTCTAGGTAAAACCTTTCTAACATTTACAGATACGTTGTCGCCTACTTTAATTAACATTAAGCATTCACCTTTACATCTTCGAGGTATTCTTCTACCTCGTCAATGTGATTGAAACCGATAAGGTCCCAAGCAATATCTGCTGACCTTACAAGTAACATAGCAGATGTTACAGTTTGAGCGCCTGATTTAATTTGACTCTCAAGGTTAGACAAAAAGTTTTCGGCATTTTCCATTGCCCAGTTTTTCACTTTACCCATTATATAATTTCCTTTCTGTGTTTAAGTGATGAGATACCTGACACCTTGTCAGTTACCATAAATTTATTTTTAAGATTTATTTCATCATAAGCAGTAGCAGAAAATTTAGATTCAATGCTACCAGCATGATACAATTCTTTATTTAACATTAATAGTTTTTCTTTAATATTTTTTGGTGAATCAAAAGTAAAACCATCGTCAATTAGGTCAGCAATATTTTGAATAGATTGCATGATTTCAAATTTTTCCATTATGCAACCTTTCTAGGTTTGAATGAAGCACATACGGTTTCTCTAGTACAGAAATAACCATTATGATCAAAATACCACATTTCATTCCATAATTTTTTATTTTTATAGATTAATGTCATCATATGCTCACGTGGCATAGTATCTAATCTATCAATGAAGTTAGCAGCGGCAATAAATTGATTGCCACCGATTAAGTTTGCTGCGGTCTCATAATCTTGACCGTCCATATCGTCATGCTTAAATCTTAATAAGTCTTTTTTTACGTTTTTTGTGTTAATCATGGGTATACTATACACTAAAAACAGCATAATTACAAGAACTTTCGGGCGAAAAACCCAAAAATCGGGCATTTTTTTGAGTTTGTTGCAAAAATACAACACTTTTGTTCGCTATTTGTTCTAATTTAACAATTTTTTTGGTATTTGTGTTGGATTTAAGTCATGTTTACCGAGTTTTATTGATTCGATTGCTGTTTCTAACATTTTTTCGGCACCTTCACGCCCAAATTGTGCCACATAACAATCAATGGCAGTTTTGAAAGTGATTGCTACTGCTTGAGACATCACTTCGGTATGTTTTGTTAGTAAATCGAAAAGTTCGGCTTGAATTTCCAACATTATAAGTTGATCTTCGTCTAAATTTTGCATAATATTATGATTATAACATATCCTAAACAATTTGTAAAGCACTTATAAATAGTTTTATTAGGTTTATTAAAAGGAAAAGATATGTACGAGTATAAATGCAAAATTAGAAAAGTTGTTGACGGTGATACCGTTGATATCGACATAGATTTAGGTTTCGGTGTCTGGCTCAATGATGAAAGAGTAAGAATTATGGGCATTGATACTCCTGAATCAAGAACAAGTGATCCGATTGAAAAGATTTTCGGTTTAGCTGCAAAAGAAAGAGTAAAACATTTACTTGGTGAAAGTCCAACTTTAATATCAAAAGTTAAAGGTGACGGAAACGAAGAAATGCGAGGTAAGTTTGGTCGTATTCTAGGTGATTTTAGACTAGAAGATGGTGATACACTAACCTCTAAACTTATGGGCGAAGGTCATGCTGTTGCTTACATGGGCGGTAACAAGGAAAAGATTCAAGTTAAACATTTAGAAAACAGACAGAGATTAGTCAACGAAGGAAAAGTAGATGTTGAAGGTATGGAAATAACCAAACCTGCATTAGTACAAAAACCAATCGTTGAAGATGAACCGGTTGTTGAAGAGGTTTCAAAACCAGTTAAAAAGAAAAAGAAAACATCTAAAAAGAAATAGGAGATTATCATGGGATTTTTTAGTAAGTTATGGGAAAATTGGGGTAAAGGAAAAAATAGTGGTATAGAAATAAAACCATCAAAGAAAAAAGCACCTACAATTAAAAAAGTAACAAAGAAAAAAAAGAAAACTACTAAAAAGAAAAAATAATGCCAGCAGTTGTAAGAAGTGGTGATATTAATACTGCAAGTGCTGCTGTTACATCAAGTCGTAATGTAAATGTAAATGGAAAATCAATTACAGTAAATGGTGATCCTGTTGCTGATCATCCTGTTAATCATACAGGTATTAAAACAGCAAATGGTTTTAATAAAGTATTAGTTGGTGGCACACCTGTGAATCATGTTGGTAACGCTGATACTTGTAGCACACATACAAGGTCAACTGGTTCAGATGATGTAAATATTAACACTAGTGGATAACGGTATAAATATACAAGAGAGAGATTACTAAATGTCAATTTACGATTCAACACAAACAAACGAAAGTCAAAGAAGTTCTAGAATTTATAAGGACTTAAATTTAGATTTTCAAAAAAATACTGCTACGAAAGATATTCAAAAAATTACAGATATCGAAGCAGTAAAAAGAAGTGTTCGTAATCTAATTAATTTAAATCATTATGAAAAACCTTTTCATCCTGAAATAGGTTCTAATTTGAGAGCGATGTTATTTGAAAATATGACACCTCAAATGAATCATTTGATTACGAAACAAATTGAATTATTGATTGCAAATTATGAGCCAAGAGCAAGACTTGTTACTGTCAGAACGTTACCACAATTTGATAGAAATGCTTACGCTGTAACAATAAATTTTCAAGTG